CCAATACAGCGGACATTTCTTTCCGCTTTCTGCCTTGTTTGACTGCAGGTTTGTCGTACTATTTGGCTGTCAAAAAAGCGCCAGATCGTATTGCTATGCTCAAGCAGTTTTATGAGGAAGAGTTTGCTCGGGCAGCGGCAGAGGACAGAGAACGGTCTAGTTATTTTGCAGTACCTACGTACACGGAGAGTTACTGATGGCTGGTTACACTTCTGGCAAATTTGGTCTTGCTCTGTGTGATCAGTGTGGTCAGCAGTTCAAGCTAAATCAGCTTAAAAAAGAGTGGACAGGGTTTAAGGTCTGCGATGAGTGCTATGAGCCTAAACATCCGCAGCTTGAGCCCAAGCGCACGTTAAACGAGCCTCAGGCGTTGTTGGAGCCGCGTCCCGAGGGGCGACTAGGTGTTAACGTTTATGTAGGCGACACGGGAGATACTTCTTTTGCAAGTATTGGCATGCGGCCCATGCCTCCTGCAAGAAATTTAGTAGCAGGCGCTATGCTTGGAACAGTTACGACGAGCATCACATGAACTATTCTGAATTAAGCGCGTCTATCCAAGCGTATACCGAAAATACCGATACATCTTTTGTAGCGCAGATTCCTGTTTTTGTAAAACAAGCAGAACAACGAATCAACAACAGTGTTCAAGTTGCTAATCTGCGCCAAAACGTAACAGGATTTATGACCCCGGGCAACAAGTATGTAGATTGTCCATCAGATTTTCTTTCTACTTATTCTTTAGCCGTGTACGCTGTAGCAACACCAACTGCAACAGGAACGGCGGCAGCTTTTACCGTTGTAGTGTCCAGTGCCACGGATATTGTGGCGGGAATGTATGTTTCTGGGACAGGGATTGCAGTGGGTGCGGTGGTTTCTACGATTGTAGGAACTACAGTTACGCTTACAATTGCTAATACGGCAACTGTATCTGGCACTTTGACGTTTCAGGGTGATTACACTTATTTGCTTAATCGAGACGTTAACTTTATTCGAGAAGCATATCCAAACCCTTTGCAACGGGCTAAACCAAAACACTATGCTATTTTTGGGCCTAATAGTGGCAATGACAACGAGCTAGTGTTCATAGTAGGGCCAACTCCTAATGCTGCCTATGGAATGGAACTGCACTATTATTATTACCCTGAGTCTATTGTTACAGCGGGTACTTCATGGCTTGGCGACAACTTTGATACGGTGCTTTTGTATGGCTCGCTGGTTGAGGCGTACACCTACATGAAGGGTGAGGCCGACATGATGGCGTTGTACGACGGAAAATACAAAGAAGCGTTAGGGTTGTTGAAGAATTTGGGCGATGCCAAACAACGTGGCGATGCTTATCAGGATGGTCAAGTTCGCTTGCCAGTGAGGTAATCAATGATCACAGCAGGATTGACCAACAGTTTTAAACAACAGCTTTTGCTGGCTGTGCATGATTTTAGTGTGGATACAATAAAAATTGCGTTGTATACGTCTGCTGCTTCGCTAGATGAAACCACCACTGTATACACCACCTCCAATGAAACATCTGGAACGGCCTATACAGCAGGCGGAGAGATTCTTACAGGGGTTACGGTAACCCTGACGGGAAACGTTGCGTATGTGTCTTTTAGCAATCCAACGTGGAATGGTTCATCCTTTACAACACGGGGGGCACTACTTTATAATTTCTCTAAAAGTAATAAATCAATAGGGGTGCTGAACTTTGGGGTAGATCAAACCACAGTAAACCAGCAATTTCAAATTCAATTCCCGCCTAACAATGCGGATAACGCGCTTATACGAATTAACTAAGGAGTCATCATGACCATTGAGAAAACCAAAGCCACTGACGTAGTTTCTAGTGGTCTGACTTGTAACACCAAAGCCGGTGAAGCTGCACAAGCGACCGGCGTTTACCGCGTTGAGTGCCATGACAAAGACGGCAACTTGAAGTGGGAAGCACAGTCTAAGAATCTTGTAGTCAACGTTGGCCTCCAGTATATGGCTGGCAGTGCTTTGACTTCAGTGAGCCAGATTACCACTTGGTACTTGGGCTTGTACGGCGCTGGTGCTTCTAATACACCTGCGGCTGGCGACACAATGGCTTCCCATGCTGGTTGGACAGAAGTTACTGCATACAGCAACGCTAACCGCGTGACTGCTACTTTTGTAACAGCTACAACCGCTAATCCATCCGTGGTAACTAACTCAGCTTCTCCTGCTGTGTTTAACATCAACGGCACAGCGACTGTGGGCGGAGCGTTTTTAACAAGCGAAAACACTAAGGGCGGCACAACAGGAACACTGTTCTCTGCTGCTGACTTTGGCTCACCCGGCGACCGTTCTGTGGTGAACAGCGATACCTTGTCTGTAACTTACACATTCAGCTTGGCGGCTTAATATGGCTGGGTGGGGTGACGGCGCATGGGGTGACAGCGGTTGGGGTGGCTTTGTCGCCTACGACAGCACCATAGCCGAAACCTCCACTGGAGCAGACGCAGTTGTTTCTGCATTAAGTGTAACCTCCTCGGTTAGCGAGACAGCTACAGGATTAGATGCCGCTAATTCATTACTTACATTGAGTTCCTCGGTTACTGAAAGTGCAACGGGAACAGACGCTATAACGGGGTCAAACGGTGTTGGAGTTTCTGTTAGCGAAACAGCTACAGGTACGGATGCGATTAGTTCTGTACCCATTTATGTAGCATCTGTTTCAGAATTATCTACAGGAACAGACGGTATAACGGGGTCAAACGGTGTTGGAGTTTCTGTTAGCGAGACAGCTACTGGATCAGATGTAATTGCAGCGGGTAAGATATTTACCTCAAGCATAACGGAAACGTCAACAGGGACAGACGCTACAGAAGGCGGGCCGCTATATGCTACAACGGTAACAGAGGCAAGCACAGGAACAGACGCAATTTCTTCGGTCATAGCTGTAGGCGCGGTAATTACCGAAACTGCTACGGGTACAGATGCAACAGTAGGCGGTGAAGTTTATTCGGCAACAATTGCTGGAACGGCTTGGGGGCAAAACAGTTGGGGTAGTAATTCGTGGGGCGGAGAAGGTGAATTAGCCACTGCTACTGATGCGGTAGTTTCTACTTTAACGCTTAATCCAACAGTAAGCGAAACGGCGACGGGAACAGACGATGTTGTAGCGGTAGCAGCGTTTGCGGCGCAGGTTACCGAGACAAGTACGGGTAGCGATGCCATTGTTTCTACTGTTAATTTTGCAGTATTGGTAGCCGAAACAGCCACTGGATTAGATGACATAACAAGCCTACCTGTGTACGCGGCTACAGTTGGAGAGACAGCAACCGGAACAGATAACATAACCGGAAGTCTTGTATATTTTGGAGATATACAAGAAACGGCGACAGGCACAGATGCAGTAACGGCGGTAGTTGTAGTTAATGCGGCAATTACAGAAACCGCTACGGGGGCAGATGTAATTACGGCGCAAGCAAGTTTTAATGCATCGGTAACGGAAACAGCGGTAAGCGCGGATACCTTAGTAGCAGCGGCGGCGTTTATTGCGTCTATTAACGAGTTAGCAACAGGCACAGATGGGTTGACTGCACGACCATTCTGGGAAATAATTGATAATACACAGACTGCAAACTGGCAAAATATCGGCAACACGCAAACAGCAGGTTGGGCTGCTGTCTCGACAAACTAGGAGTTAAAAATGGCATCAACATGGTCAGCACTTAAAATAGAGTTGCTTGAAACAGGGCAAAACTCAGGTCAATGGGGTACCCTTACCAACACAAATCTGGGTGATGCAGTTTTGGGAGAGGCCATTACAGGCTCTGCCACCGTAGATTTTGCAACGGACGCAGATGTAACAATTACATTAACAGACTCTGCAACAACCCAAGCGGCCAGAAATTTACGTTTAAACATAACAGAAAGCTCTACGGGTATTGGTTCTGTACGTAATTTGATACTTGGTTCTGGTTGCCAGATTGAGAAGTTTTACCTTATCAATAACACCGGCACTGGAGCCAAAACAATTAAGAACACTTCAGGCACAGGCATATCTGTCCCTGCGGGCAAGGCCACATTGGTTTACAACAATGGCACAAACGTTGTTGATGCGGCTTCGTACTTCACTTCTTTGACTTTGGGTTCTGCGCTCCCGGCTGCTTCTGGCGGTACAGGCATCACATCTCTTGGCACTGGCGTAGCTACTGCACTTGGGATAAATACAGGTTCTTCCGGGGCGTTTGTCGTTAACGGCGGTGCATTGGGTACACCCTCTAGCGGCACAGCCACTAACTTGACAGGCACTGCTTCGGGCTTAACCGCTGGTAACGTAACTACTAACGCCAACTTGACGGGTATGGTTACTTCCGTTGGTAACGCGACTACAGTTGTTACAAACGCTAACCTTACTGGGGGCGTAACTTCCGTCGGTAATGCAGCCACCGTAGTAACTAACGCCAACTTAACCGGAGATGTAACTTCAGTTGGAAACGCAACAAGTATTGCCGCAGGGGTGATTGTCAATGCAGACATCAACGCTTCTGCTGGTATTGTGGACACCAAGCTGGCAACAATTTCCACGGCGTTAAAAGTCAGCAACTCAGCAACTACAGCAACCAATGCAAATACCGCGTCCGCAATCGTTGCGCGTGATGGCTCGGGTAACTTTTCTGCTGGGACAATTACAGCTTCTTTAACAGGTAACGCATCGGGTTCAGCAGCCACGTTTACCAGCACGTCACAGAACTCTCAATTCAATTCAGTTGGTGTGGGCACAGCCGGTTCTGGCACTGCTGGTGAGATTCGTGCGACCAACAACATCACCGCGTACTACTCTGACGACCGTTTAAAAACGCGTCTGGGTAAAATTGAAAATGCGCTTGATAAGTTGTGCAGCCTTGATGGTTTCTACTATGAGGCCAATGAAATAGCCCAAGCTCTGGGGTACAAGGTACAGCGTGAGGCTGGCGTATCTGCTCAACAAATGCAAGCAATTTTGCCAGAAATTGTTGCCCCTGCTCCAATCGACGAAAAATACCTTACAGTTAGGTATGAGAGAGCGCTTCCGCTTCTGATTGAAGCTATTAAAGAGCTTCGTCAGGAAGTTCAAAACATAAAAAAGGCGGTTGAGAAATGAGCGCCTACTCCCCAGACCTTCGGATCGAACGCATCACGACCGGCGACCAAACCGGTACATGGGGCACAGCCTACGGCACACCGTAAGGAGAACACATGACGCTACCAGCATCAGGCGCTATTTCTTTTAACGCTATTAACGTTGAGTTAGGCGTTGCGGGAACTACACAAGCAAACATTAACCAAGCGTCGTACCGCGCACTGGCGGGCGTTGCTTCCGGTCAAATTTCGCTGAGTAATTTTTACGGCAAGTCAAACTCACTGACCGTGGACTTCACAGTTTTGGCGGGGGGT